GGGTTTGTCCACATCTTTTGCGACGTATTCAGCCAATATCAAACTCTCACTTTGTGGTGATGACGCTCTGGTTACTTTTTCACCGGAATTTTTTTTGCGTTTCACTCCAGCTGCAATCCAAGATGCCTTGAATTCCCTTAACTTCATTTATGAATGGGAGACTCTCATGCCTCGGCCTGCTAATGAATGCACCTATCTAGGTTGCACTTCGGCTGAGATTCATGGCTTTTGGGTTCCGTGCCCCAAGTACGACCGAACGCTTGGTTGCATTGTGGAAGGTTCCAAGTCTATTGACGTCCTCTGGTTGTTACTCCGCTTATACGCGATTCGTATCGATTCGTGGGGTAATGTTCAATTGCGAGAGGTTATTCAAAAGATCATAGACTATTATTGGGCCAACCACCAAAACCTGCTTCACGGCAAGGTGCAGGTTCCAAATCGGGATCTCTATTTAACCTGGGAACAGGTTCACTCCATATACAAGACAGATGATGAGTTACTCGGCCTGTACCTGGGGTTCGAGAATTTGGGCTCTGCAGCACTAGGTAAGCCCAAAAATTGTGGGATGGAAAGTTTGCTTGAGCATGCTACCGTCTTAAACTCCGAAACACTGTCTCTTGTCGATGCGTTCGACAATGGAGATGCCGCTCTCTGGCTCGCCAAAGCCGGGAGTGAGGAAGAGAAAGGGGCTGTACCGTACACCCCTAGTGAGCCATGGCTCCAACACATTGGTGATCTGGACGATGAAGAGAATGAGAGATCTTCGTCCTTTGATCAGCCTACGTCACATCCTATCTCTGGGCATTACAAGATGACGAATGGCGCTCCTGACCGTCGTAGGGGGAGTTCCTGTGATTGGAAGAAAACTGCACGAATTGGCGAAGCCGACAAGCCAGGTCCTGCAGCATTCATGGACAAGTTCTCCAAGTTGCGATTCAAGTATCATGGCAACTATGGAGGTCCCAATTACTCAGCCGGGAAGTATACAAATCCCGGCGACAAAATCGATTGGTCTGTTCCTTCATTGGACCCACTCGATGAAACCTTCAAACGACATGACTACAATTACACTCGTATGCCTCAAGCAGACGCTGATCGGTTGTGGATCAAGCACGCTCACGAGAATGTGCCGTTGTTCGACAACCTCCTCAAGAAACAACTCGGAACTCTTGGGTTCTTCGGAAAAGCCACTGGCACCGATTTGAACCCTGATTGGCGACATGCCAAAGAACCGGGCGACTATCCATGGGAGGGGGTCGAGTACGAAACACCACATTCTTATGTTGGGGAAGCTCATCCGCAGCACGATTGGAAGAAAGGCGAACGAATTGGTGATGCATCCAATCCTGGACCACCAAAGTCACGAAAGGTGTCGTTCAAAGGTAAAAGAAAATCTCAAAAGAAAACAAAAAGCAAAAAA